CGTTTTTGACCGCTGCCACATGAGAACGGGTAAAGAATAGGTAAGTGCGTCCGTCTGCCCAAACTGAACTGAAACGTTCTGGGTGATGCGTGGTCACGTTTTTACATTTAACGTGTACACCTGGATATTGAGCGATATAGTCTGAACTCATTACTTGCTCAGCCTTTTTACCGCCTAGCTCAAGAGCTTTCAAGATTTGGTAAATTGCTAATCCCTTGCCCTTTACGCGACCAGCTTTTTCGCACAGCGCGTGCGCTACGTCATAAGCGACGTCTAAAGCCACAGCCACAGCCTTAACTGAGCAATCATTAGTTTCCTCAATACTTAGACTTGCGTCTACTAATGAGTTGAATACTTGTGTTTTTTGCTTACTTTCTAGTCTGATACGTGCCATGATTTTCTTACCTTTCTAAGTTTTAAGTTTTCGTTCAGTTCCAACGTAAGATCTATTTTACGCCACAGGGTTTTTGAAAGCTACAAAAATCCGAACAGAAATGAAAGTATTTTGTATTTATTTTCTTATTGATTTATTTTTGACGATTTGTTTTTCTTATTATGATGAAAGTGGGGTGATGATCGGGGGGCGGTTTAGGACGATCGACGACCGATTTTCGGCTTTAGCACGGTCAACGCGGTCAGCTGGTTTACTCAGTAAAAACAAGGGCTTGCGTTAAAAATAGGCACGGGCAGGGATTTCCACACGGCCACCTGAGTTTTCTGTTTAGAATTATGGAGTTAAGTCATACTGACCTCGTTAACCTTGTTATATAAGACTTAGAAGAGAAATAAAATAAATAGGCATAGGGGAATATATTATATAAATAAATAGTTATATACGGTGGCGGTGCACGCGGTCAGCCACACGGTCAGAGGGAGATCTCTGTGCCTAGCTTGGGATTTGAGCCGACCGATGCGTTTACGTTTTTTCGTTTCCCCCTCGAAAATTTCTGAAAATGCGCTTTTTTCGGTGGCTGTTTGTGCTAAACGAAAGAAAAAGATCAATGTAAACAAACAACTTTAATTTTTTGTTAATGCTCGTTAGCGTGGCTAAAATCGGATTTTACGCTCATTTGAAATGGCAACTCTTGAATTATCGCGGTCAACGCGGTCAACGCGGTCAGTTGCTAAGTCGTTGTTTTTATTGAATTCATAGCACCAAAAATAAAATCGTGCTTGGGTAAAGGTATGCGACAGCCCAAAATAATTGGTTAAAAGTGGTTTTTGCGGGTCGCAATTTTAAAGCGCATAGCCCAAACGAAACATGTCGGTGAATCTTTTCGCTTACGCTTCGCTAAAATAATTATCGTGGTGCTTTACTTGCGTTCACGAAACAGGCAGAATAATTCAAAACAAAGACTTAAAAATTAAAAAGCCGACGATCGTCCGTCAGCCCAAGTCTTAGGTCGAAAGTCGTTCATCGCTTCGCCTAAACACTAAGCAACATCATCGGTGGTCGGTCGCTGGACCAAGCTCGTCGTGCTTCATCAGCGATCGCATGTCGTCGTTGGTCGGTCTGCTTAAGTTTTAAGTGTTGCGTCGGTCGTTGGTCGGTGTTGCTGTATCGCTAATGCTTCATCAACTCTCGTCTGGCACCGCTGGTCGGGTGACGGGGCGTCGATGTAGCGTTGACGGTGTTGGGTCGTCGGGTGTCGCTGTGACGCTCGGGTGTCGTCGGTCGGTGATCGTGTGGTGAACTGCGGTGTAGGTCGCTGGTGTTTCGCTGCTGCGCTGATCTGCTGTGGTGGCGCACCTCGCGTGGTGGGTCGGTCGTCGGTCGTGGGTCGGTGTTCGTGTAGCTTAGTTAGTATGCACTATCGCTACCAGCCAAGCCAGCTGGGGTACTATCGCCTAGCGTGTTACGTTGCCCGACCAAAACCTGACGCCACAGTTGTGGGGGTGTATGGGTCTGCGCTCTCGAAATAGTTCGATAGTGGGTGTTCGAAATTTTGCATTAGAAACACGAACGCAACACTGAGATGGCTTTGCAAAAATTTTGCAATTTTTTAAAAACGAAAGGCGAAACATGAGCGAGAGATTAGAGCCAGGAAAAAAGATACACAAAGTAGAAGCATCAATGTCAGCGAAAGAGAAACGCGAACATCGACTAGCACTACAGCAGAACGCTAAGAACGGGATCAACACCGACTTACGAACGCGCTCAGCACGAGAGATTATACAGTCGGGCAAGTTAATGCCACTCGAGATTATGGTCGCAGCGATGCATTATGTTTGGGACGAGAGCGTGCAACACGAGAGTAAGCTGAGCGATCCCGTCGTGCAGTCCGACCCCGAAGAGCTAAAGAAGTTCAGGATGTTAACTAAGGCGACGAAGCTCGAAGCAGCAGCAATAGCGAAGGAAGCAGCACCATACCTACACGCAAGACTCGCAGCAGTGACAGTATCAGGGGATCAGGACAATCCGTTACGAATGCAGCTCGACTCATTGATTATTACAGCAGAGTCATTGAAGTCCAAGATCCGCGTCATTGAGCAACCCAAAGAAGTTCTAACTTCGCCGAAAGAAGAAAAATGATCGACCCTAACGTACAGCAGGACATCCAGACTAATCACGAGGGGCTTCCAAATCCGTTGGACGTTCCATTCTCGCAGATCCTTGATGTGTGGGAGCAGTACGATGACGGTGGAAGAGACATCGCAGCAGTCCGCGCACTAACGCAGATCGATCGTTTTTATCTAATGGTTAAAATGTGCGGTCGGGTGGACATGCTACACCCGTGGATTTACGAGCGATGCCGTGAGGTGGAGAAAGCTCCATATGGATACCTTGATATCTGGGGACGGGAACACTACAAGTCAACGATCATAACCTTTGGGGGATGCATCCAAGAGATTTTAAATAATCCAGAGATAACCATCGGCATCTTCAGCCATACAAAAGCGATCGCCAAGGACTTCTTAAATCAAATTAAGCGGGAGTTTCAAGACAATGTTAAGTTGAAGCTATGCTTCCCTGACGTTTTATGGCAGGATCCAGAGAAGGAAGCACCGACTTGGTCGCTGGACTCGGGCATTATCGTGCGGAGAAAAGGAAATCCAAAGGAAGCAACGATCGAAGCCAATGGATTAGTTGAAGGCATGCCCACTGGTAAGCACTATGAGATATTGTTGTATGATGACGTTGTCACTAAAGAGTCCGTTAGTACACCAGACCAGATTAAAAAGACGACCGAAGCATGGGAGTTGTCCGATAACTTAGGACAGATGGGCGGTAAAAAGATCATGGCAGGTACGCGCTACTCATTCGCGGATACCTATCAGGAGATTATGACTCGTGGGGCAGCGATCCCCCGTATATACCCAGCGACCGACGATGGTACAATAGAGGGCAACCCTGTACTATTCACGCGTGAGGCTTGGAAGAAAAAAGTAATCGCGCAGGGCGAAGCGACGATATCTTGCCAGATGCTCGCTAACCCTCTGGCTGGGCAACAGCGTATGTTCAACGTTGATGAGATAAATCAGTACGAAGTTCGCCCCTCGACGCTCAACGTTTATATCTTAGTGGATCCAGCACGGAGCAAGAAGAAAGACTCAGCCAACACTGCGATGATTGTTTGGGGGTTGGACTATGCAGGTAACAAGTATCTGCTGGACGGGTTCGACGAGAAGATGGACTTAATGGAACGCTGGCAGAATTTAGCTCGGCTGTATCTAAATTGGCGCGGTGCGACTGGCGCTCGGCATGTGCGTGTTGGATATGAGTCATTCGGTGCACAGGCAGACATGGATTACTTCATGGAACAGCAACGCTTAACTAAAATCCATTTTGAGATTGAAGAGTTGACTTGGCCACGTGAGGGCGGTGGCAGTAAAGAGGATCGGGTACAGCGTTTAGTTCCTGACGTCCGAGAGGGGAAGATCTTTCTACCTTACCCGACCGACGAAAATAGATTGACGAGTAACCAACGCATGATGAAGAGTTCGGGGTATGACTATCGGATTGCGCGTCCAATTAAACGGAAAGACGAGCAGGGAAATATCTATGACTTAGCTGCGACGCTTAAAATGCAGATGCACTTTTTCCCGTTTGGT